TAGGCCCCTGTGTGGTCCCGCAGGGAGCGCACCTTGATCACAAGTTGGAACTCCAGGCGGCGTTTCTGTTCGGTTCCGGGCAGCGTATCCGGCCCGGGCAGGCGGCTTCCGGAGTAGCCCACCAGCACCACGCCGTGCGGATGCGCCAGCCGGTAGGCCTCGGGCTTGTCCGGGAAAGCCTGGACCGTGATTTCCGGCAGCGCCTCGGCCAGGACAGCCACCATGTCCCGTTCGATCTCCGCGATCATCAGAACCGCCCCAGGATGTCGTCGCCGAACTCCCGGAGACGGTCGTTAACCCGCACCCCGGAGGCATGCGGCGCGGGATCGGGCTGCCCGGCGGCCACCCCCAGGGTGACGTGCCCGGCCTGGATCTCGCGCAGGAGCCTAAGCGCCCGGTCGTGGGCCTTTTCCAGGTTTTTCGGAGGCTCACCGTCGGCCTCGGGCCGCCGTCCCCACAGGTCGTAGGCGACCAGGTCGGCTGCGATCTCGCGCACCAGGCCCGGGACAGGGTCGAGCGGCAGCTCGTAGCGGTCGCGCAGATATCCGTCCACGATCTCCCCGGCCGCCGCGACGGCCGCATCGAGCACGGCGACGTCCACGGCCTCGGGCGGCACGCGGTCGTCGGTCAGCTCCACGAGCCGCTCGTGGGTGAGCCGTCGCGTCAGGTCCGTCTGCGCGCAGTAGGCCATGTCTACTTCCCTGCCTTGGCCTTGGCGGTTTCGGCGGCGGGCGCGACGTCGCCGTTACCGGCAGGCGCGGCCAGGGCGGCCTCGGGAGCCTTAGGCTCCGGCTCCTCGGGCGCGGCTTTGGACTCATCCACGGCCTTGGCCGCGCCCGAGGCGACCAACGCCTGCGCGGCGGCCTCGGGCAGACCGGTGACGATTTCGTCGGCCGGGATCCGCTCGCCGTCGTGCAGTACGGTGTGCAGCATCTGGATTTTCATAAGCCCCCTTAGGCGACGATGTTTTGCAGGAAGTAGGCGACGTCCGGGCAGGTGATCAGCTCGGACACGGATTCACCGGCGCGGACCATCTCACCGCCGTACAACCCGATGTTCTTGTCCGGCCAGGAACCGGCGATGGGCGTCCTGAAGGGCACGGTCATGCCGAAGGTCACGTCGCGCTGGGGCGCGGCCTGCTTGTTGCGGTAGATGAGCGAGAGGTGTTTGCCCCACGTCCTGGAGAGGTTCGTCGGCTGCCCCTTCCTGGCCGTGTTCACGAAGGATTCCCCGACCAGGATATCTTCCAGCTCGAAAAGAGCGGCCACGTCCTGGCGGCGGGCGATGCCCGACTCGCCCGAATTGCGCAGGCAGGCGGACACGATTTTGGGATGCCGGGCCAGCTTCGACCAGCCCGAACGGCCGATGACCATGGTGTTGGGGCGCATGACGCACGATTCCAGGGCGTCGGAAATCACGCCGACGGGATCGGAACTGTTGTCCGAGAACTGGCTCGTGCCGGACAGCGTGGCCTTGTTCCCGGCCGGATAGGTGGCCGGGTTGAACACCAGGCCCGCCACGCGAACCTCGCGGTCCAGGGCCAGCAGATTCATGATGTATTCCGTGGCCGTGGCCCGGGGGTCGATGCCCGGAGGGGCGTTTTCGATGTCCTTGATGGGGATCGGATCCTCCAGGCCGTAATCCTGGGTGGAGCCGGTGCGCTCCTCGGATTCGATCTCGATCTGGTTGACCCGCCCCCGCCGCCCGACCTTGGTGTCGGGCACGGTGAAGCCCTGGGCCAGACTGTAGACGAAGTACAAGAACTCCTCGGTGCTCACCGGGGTGACCCGGGGCAGCACCAGGTCCGCGATCATCTCCCGGTTGCGGTAGGCGATGGCGACGGCCATCAGTTCCGGGATGATGGTGAAAGGCGCTTTGCGGCCCATAAAACCTCCTTAGCCCTGAATCCGGTTCAGGGTGATGAGCATGTCGATGATGTCGCCGGAGACGCCGCTTGACAGCGTCATGCCCGCGATCCGGGCGTTGACCCCGGCGGCCGGGGCGGCGGAGACCGCCACGCCCAGGGCGCCTGCCGTCAGGAAGTCGCCGTAGGTCACGGCCCCGCCGAGAACGACCTCGGCGACACCGGAATGGATCACGTCCACGCGGTCGCCGTCGTCGGCGTCCAGGCGTTCGGACACGCCGATGATGGCGTCGGTGGCGGCCGTGGCCACGGCCACGGTTCCCTCGGCCGATCCGGCCTTGACGATGGCCCGGGCCGGGATGTCCCCGTCGGCCACGTATGTCTTGGTCAGTCCGGGAATCATTTTTTCGCGCCCTCCTGGTGTTCGCGCAGCACTTCCGCCTGCGCCTCGGCAAAGCTCAATGTGCGCCCGGCCTTGTCGGCCGCGTCCACCTTGTCGCGGATCTTCACGGCCATGGCGGCGACATCAAGGCCGCCGGGCTTCCCGGCGGCGCGGCCATGGGTGGCCCGCTCGCCGAACTCCACCTGGACCGGCAGGCTTTCCAAAAACGCCTTGAACGCCTCGGCCACCGGCTTTTGAACGGTCTTGCCGCCCTCCTCGAAGTCCACGGTCCCGGCCGCGTCGAGCTTTTCCATGCAGTGCATGGCCAGCCCCTGCTGGTAGCTCGTGAGGTGGCCGTCCCCGGCCAAGCGCTCGCAAAAGGCCGCGATCTCGGTCCGGCGTCCGGTGGCCACCGTGGCGTCCACGCGGCTGGCCAGAGCCTTGTTGGCCGCTTCCAGAACAGCGATCCGCTGGTCCTTGGCGGATTGCGCTTCGGAAAACTCGGCCACCTTGGCGGTCAGGGCCGCCACCTGGACGGCCAGATCCTTGTCGCCCCCCATGGGCTTCTCCTTGTTGGCGGCCGGGGAAACGGCCGGTTTGCCGGTTCGTCCCGGCCCGGCGAGCCCCAGGAAGGCCTCGGCGAAGCGGGTGAACAGGGATTTGTCGGCGTCCGGATCGGACTCCTCGGCGAACTCGAAGGTCCGCGCCTCGCCCTCGGCGAAGGCCACGTCCTTCAGGCCCTTGACGGCCGGAGGCGTCGCCCCCAGGAAACCCACGTGGCGCAAGGAGCCGTCGGGATAGAGGCTGATTGAACGCTTTTTGAAGCGGCCGGACTGGACCAGGTCGGCGAATTCCGGCGCGACGTCCTTGAAATCGGCCAGAAGCGTACCGCCCTCACGGTAGACGCGCTCCACCCAGCCGTAGGCCGGGGCGTTGTCCTTGGGATGTCCGACGACCAGCGGGGCCTCATGCCGGGCCGGGTCATAAGCGGCGATCCTGTCCAGATCGGCTTCGGCAAACGTGTGTTTCCGGCCGCTGCTGTCCACGTGGTCGCCCGCGCGGAACACCTCGACGCGCTTGAAGATATCCATCTAGTCGGCCTCCTTGCTGTAGGGGGCGAGCCGCCAGGGCGCAGGCAGAAGCGTCCGCAGCCCGCCCGGGGAAATCACATGATCCTGGGGCGGGATGACGCCATGCTTGGCCAGGATGTAGCCCGTCGTCTGGGAGCAGACGGGACGGCGCATGACGTTGCGCACCCGCCGCCAGGACAGGGCGAAAAGCGTGCGGTAGCCGTAGCGCACATGCGAGCCGCACATCTTGAGCGCCGTGGCCTTGATGCCGTCGGCCACGTCGGCGGCCACCCGGATGGGGTGGACGAAGATGTCGCCGTCGTAGTCGTCGAAGCGGTCAGAGGCCCGGTTGGGCTCCACCCCAAGCTCCATGGCCTCGATCAGCATGATGGAGCCGTAGAGGTTGAGCCCAAGGCTGGTGTGCGATCCGCCGGGAGCGAAGCGCCGGATGGCCCGGGACAGAAGCGACGCTCCCACCCAGGTGACCACGAACACGTCCAGGTCGGGGCGCAACCTCTCATAGGGGACCACGCCCAGTTCGGCGGGATACGTCGTCACGGGGCGACCTCCGGCCAGCCGGGCCGAATCGGGGAGACGCCGTGCGAGAGAATCTCCATGGCGGCGGTCCCCACAATCGGGCGCACCACCTGCCATATGGCGTCGGCCACGCCGGGTTGCCCCTCCGCAAGCTGCTCGCGCATGAAGGCCGCCCCGGTGCGCAGCTCCTCCAGATGTTCGTCCACGGCCGCGTCGAGGTCGGCGGCATGCTCCGGCGCGACGGCCTTGGCCACGGCCACGTCGGCCTCCAGTTTGGCCAGGCTGGCGTCGAGCCATTCGAGTCCGGACCTGACCTGTTCGGCGCTTAGGCCTCCGGAGGATTTGGACAGGACGGCGCAGGAGGCCAGGGTCACCACGGCCAGGACGCAGACGGAGAGGATGAAGCGTCGCTTACGCATGGGGGCCTTCCTTTTTGGAGCTGTCCACTCCGGCCTGGGCCGCCACGTACACGGCCGCCAGGGCCGCCATCGCCACCTGTGCGGCCGGAGGCAGGGCCAGACCCAGGGGCGTCTGGGCCAGCAACGAGCCCAACGTGCCCACCGTCACCCAGAGCTTGCGGCTCTTGATCCGGCTCCCGGCCTTGGCGAGGACCGGCGCGGCCAGTGGGGCGGCGACCCGGCCCAGGGCCGCGCCAATCTCGGCGGGCGTGGACGAAGCCGCCGGGGCGACGGCCACGGCGGGGGGCGTGGCCACCTTGCCGGACAGGGCCGCGCCCACGCCTTCGGCCACGGCGGCCAGAAATTCCGGAGTCATCGGGACGCCCGGCGTCGTCTGCCTGGTCTCGGAGTCGTTCATCTAGGCCTCCTGTTCCGGCCAACGGCCGCCCGGAATGAGCGCCAGTATCTTGGCCGGGTAGTCGTTTACGACGTTGTGGGCGTTGCCAGGGCCGCCGTTGTAGGCCCGGCAGACCACCTGCCAACCGCCGTCGGAAAGGTATCTGTCCGCCAATCGGCGCAGGTAGAGACAGCCCCACTCCAGACCGACCTCCGGCACGCATAGCTCCGGGAACCAGCCGCGAAACCCCTGGCAGCGGGCCGTCTCGCCCATGACCTGCATCAGGCCCCACGATGTCGCCCGGCCGATGCGCTCGGTGTCCCAGGAACAATGCGGCGGCCGGAAATTCGGCGTCTTGCCCTTGAGGTAGCGGTCATAAAAGCCCGGCTCGTAGCGGACGGCATACGTGACGCCCCCCACCGATTCGTGCCGGACCATGGCCAGGACGTGTTGCACGGGCAGCCCGTGCCGCCTGGCTGCGGCCGCGATCAATTCAAGCAGTTCCGGAGTGATATGGTCTTCGGGCATCCGCGCCTCCTTGCAGCGCCGGATACCTCCGGCGCACGAGATGCGCGGAACATAGCGGGACGGGCGGAGAGTCTCTTGTGCAGCGTGCAGCGGACAAAAAAGAAGCCCGCCTATAGAGCGGGCCTGGATAGAGAGAGACTTGCAACAGGGAGGGTCATGTGGCCGAAAGCGCGACGTTTCTCAAACTCATCGAGAGCATCGGGTTCCCGGCGCTCATCTTCGCGGTCTGGTACCTGTATCACCGCTCCCAGGTCAAGGCCTGGGAGTCGAGAGAGGCAATCCAAAGCGCCGCCTGGGATGGGCAGATGCAGGCCATGGCCGCGAGAGAGGAGCGGGTGTTCAACCTGCTCGGCGGTCAACTGGAGGCCCTGCAATGCCTGATCGGCCAGATGGCCCGGGTGGAAAACAAAATCGACACGAATCAACATTGCCCAATCGTGCGGAAGGGAAGCCATGCATGACGAAATATTGAAAGCCAAAGGCCGGTTGGCCGAGGCAAGACGGCGACGCGGCGAACTGTCGCTGGAGGGCAAGGGGATCATCATCCTCCTGCGGGAATGCCTCGACCCCTACGAGCCCGACCTGGCCCGACTTCGTATCCCCGAGGCCCGGGCCAACATGGCCCGGCTGGCGGACATCCATGCCGAACTGCGCGACCTGGACGCCCGAATCGCCGAACTGTCGGAGGCCCTGGGCGATGGCTAAGGGGCAGTTTCACGGCCTGGAGGCCGAGCGCCTCTACGTCATCGATCAAAGCACCCTGGACGAGATCGCCGGTCGGCTGTCCGTGTCCGTCCGCACCATCCAGAACTGGAAGGGCAAGGGCGACTGGGACGCCAAGCGCCGGGCCTATCTGGCCAGCCGCCGCAGCTTTCACGAGGAGCTGTACGAGTTCGGCAAGGATCTGCTGACGAAGATCCGCACCGACATGGCCGAGGGCAAGGACACCCCCACCGGCCAGCTTTATGCCCTGCTGCGCCTGCTGCCGAACCTGGTCAAGGTCAAGGACTACGAGGCCGTGGCCGTGCCCGTCGCCGAGGATAAAAAAACCACACCGGAAGAAACCGCCAGGGACGTCAAGGACCTCCTGTCCACGGTCTATGGGATCGATTTCGATGGCAAAGACCGGCAATAAATTTGAAAAGCTCTACGGGCAGGACCGTGACACCAGAGAACGCCTCAAGGCCACCCTGGGCATCATGTTGCCGTACCAGCGCCGCTTCGTCGACGACAAGGCGGCGGGCATCGAATGGGCGGCCTCAAGGCAGGCTGGCAAATCCTTCGCCCTGACCTTCAAAGCCGTCACGGAGACCGCGCTCTCGCCACGACCCATCGAATCCGTCTACGGATCGGCCAGCGCCCGGCAGGTCTTTCGCTCCGGCCGGGAAATGCGGCGGCACATCAAGGCCATAGCGCTTCTGACCGAGGGCAGGCTGGTCCCGGACAAAAACAACGCCTGGCTGATCGCCTTCC